AGTAGTAAACAGGGTAATATTAACAACACCACTTCTCACGATACAACAGTCTCAATAGCACAGACAAAGCAACCATAATGGCTCATTTCCATACATCTCAAGCCGGAGCAGAGTTCGTGATCGGAGCTGGTCAAGTGGCATTCAATTACAATGAGATGTATAATCAGTTTGCTGCTCTCAACATCAAAACAGAGAGTCTGGAACCAGTATTCGTCCAAAGCAAGAACATCAGGGACAGAATGAAGGGTGGACCCATCTTTCTAAAACTCAAGAAAGTTGATAATACTGAGGTAAGGATTTTGCTCGAGCATGGAGTTTCTGACCAAGGCCACATGTCGCATAAGAGGTTCTTTGCGTGTGTAGCCAGGTACATGGTTGTGAAAGGCAAGGTCCCTGCTAACAACCCACTAGCTTCAAGTGTTGGTCTCACCAATGACAAAGGTGAGGCATTCACACTGTACACATCTGGAATGGAATTTAATTTCAGCTTTAGACCAAATTTGATTGCTGCTATTGCCAAGCTCCAGAAGAGGGACCTTGGTTATCAGAAGGAGAACTTTGTGGCACTGACACGCCAAAAGGCAGGCGGTACCCCATTTGTTGAGTATCTCCGTGCTAATCAAGCTGACATTGATGCTATGATGGCTGGGCTTGGAAGCTTGACAGCTGGATCTGCAATTGGTGCCAGGGCCCAGGATGTCTTTGATGCTCTGTAAGTGATGCAAGCATCCCGGTGATATGTGATGTGACCACTACACCAACTTAAGATTAGTTAGTCTAATAGATTATATATACTACT